TAGATTGATCGATAACAGCCTGCTCAAACGGATTCATGAACTGGGTAACAGCACCAGGTTGATTGAATGCACCGGATTGTTGTGCAGCAAGAGTCGCTGCCTGCATATATGGAAGATAAGAACCTATGCCTGCCTTGCCTAGTTGCGCTGCTTGTTGTTGTGTTTCACTTAACCCTGCAAGTTGCTGCGGGGCGAATGGCATTGGTGTCTCTTTTAGTGCCTCTGCCTGTGCAAATATATCCGCAAGAAAGTCCTCTTGAAACGGAGCTAGACGGGTGGTTTGTGTTACGTTCTGTGTTGACATTACGCTGTTGCCTCCAGTTCCGCCATCATATCATATAATCGTGCTGCTCCGATATCCCTATCTCCTCCCCCGGCACCACGAACTGATTTGGCTGTTAGTACAAACTCTCCGTCTGATAGCTTGGCAGGCACAGAGTCCGAGGTCCCAGTTCCGGGACCCTTCACTTCTCCATCAACGGGTGTATCAAAAGATCCACCATTAGCCATCGATACAGTTGGTATAACAAATCTATCCGTTTCGTATCTGAAGTCTGGATCCTGATACTCTCTTAACTTTCTATTATACTCGGCAAGCTGGACAGGATCATCTATTTCGTAGACTTTACCCTCTCTATCCTGCACCGTTCCAAAAGCCTCACCCTTTGGTTGTGGTCTGTCAGGAACCGCTTCACCTTCACCCTGACTATCAAGACCGCCTGCAAGACCTAAAGCACCAAGACCTAAACCAGCACCCAAAAGATAATCGCTTGTACTAAGACCACCAAAGAAGTCGGCTATGCCACCGCCAGCGGCATCAGTCCCCACTAGCCCTTGAGCTAGACCGGGATCTGTAGTAGCAGAGGCAATGTTGGCGGCTTCTGTGGCACCCGCACCTTGTGTAGTAGTGGCTGCTGCTCCTCCTCCAAAACCAGTAAACCCGGATGTGTCTGGTATAAACCGACCGATACCTGATGTTTGTGTTGATGGCTGAATGCCAAAACCTTGGGCCACGGACCCGGCACCAAAGGCCAAGGCTGAGTTAATCAGAATATCTTCCGTGCTTCTGCCACCTTGTGCAAAGGTTCCAAGACCAGAGACGATGGCCGCGCCAGTCGGACCACCGACGGCAAAACCTGCAACAGCACCGAGCGTTGGCAACAACTCATTAGTAAAGTCGCCAACACCTTCGACAAGTCCACCGATGCCTTCACCCAAGACATCTCTGGCGCTGCCAAGTCCTAGTTTTTTACCTATGCCACCAAATAACGCCATTACACGACCTTTTTATACCGATGTCATTATACAGTTTCGTTAAGAAACGGCAACTGTAACAGTCCCGACAGATCCCGTTGCCGACAAAGTCCCGGCATATATGTCTGTCTTTAGCACCACTTTTAAAAAACCGCCATCTGCAATGAAGATATCACCCTGTTGAAGCAGGTGATTGTTTCCATCGGTCGGTATTTCAGGAAAGTTAAGTTGTGGGTTTTGTGCCTGTTTTAAGAACACTTCCAAAGCTCTGACAAGATCTGTTATGTACTTCGTATCAACCTGTTGACCCGGAGTAGGCAGTCTTGGAAATGGAGTTACATTAGTAGCCATTAGCGCTTACCATCCTCTCTGATATCTACCCTTGGACTACCAAGTCTCCACCTGACACCCACTGAGTTGCAGTCGATCTTTAGTGAAAAAGCTCTGCCCCGTAATCTAACATCAGCCTTGTTTGTAAATTGTTCAAAGGGCACCGTGGTCGAAGTTGCACTTCTGTCTACTTGAGATAGCTCTGTCTGAAGAAAGTTGGCGCCTGGAAAGTTACTGGACTGCAACGTCAAGTTAACAGTCGGATCCGATGTGGTTGATCCATTAAACGTAAAGTCAGGTATAACACGTCGTATAGATGTAAACTTGTCGCCGTCGCCCATGTCGATGGGACTTGACTCCAACCTCGATGGCATCACCGCTCCGTCATCTGTGTAACCTACCTCATGATTGAACAAGTAGGTGTCGGCTGCTCCAATAGGGAACTTTCGTATGCCTCTGTCCAAAAAGGCTGTTCTGCTCAAGTCGCCATAGTACCAGGTGCCCTCAAGATAGTTGAATATCACATAACGATCATTCTCACCTGTACCACCATTTGCCAATGAGTTTGTATTGGAAGTGTAAAACCATATGATTTCACTAAACTCAGATATCACAGACGCGTAGGTCTTATCAGTCTGATCAAAGTCAAAATCAAAAAACACACGCTCTCTTACAGTGCAAGGAAGCTGTTGTGTTTTACCGTCATAAACATAGAAATTCTGTCTGCCCATCCAGAAGATCGAGTCATCAACAGCAACAGCAGCATTTGGCCCCATTATGGTTGTGTTCGATGCTATGGGTTGTATGCCAAAAGTAAATGGTGGCCCTATAAACTGCATAGAATGCATAGAACTGTCTGTAAATATAACTATCTCACGTTTGGTTTCTATCGCTCGAACAAACTCGGAGCCAGAGCCTATCCTTAAATCTCCTGCTGTATTGGTAGCAGTCGGTGTCCAATCAGTGGCAGTTTCTTGTGAGGAAAATCTTATCAAAAGCGGATCTTGCTCTCCGGTGTTGATAGTATCTGCACCAAAAGCAATCACATGACGATCTATGTCCGATACCATGACCTGCTTACATATCGTGGGGGGGTTAAGTGCTCCGGCTATGTCAACGATGTTTACCGCTCTTGTGGTAAGAGCATTGCTTTTGTCCCAGAGAAATATTCCAGAGTCTCGAGGATTAATTAACAGATCCTCACCGAAATTATCATGACTCCATATTCGTAACTGTGTGGTCACAGTCTGTGTTGCAGCAGATCCCCAGCCGCCTCTGCCCCAGGTGCCAGCACCCCAGCCTGTGCCTCCAACGCCCGTGTCCAATCCAACATTTATTTGATACAAACCGGATCCGCTGGATCCACCGTTACCGCTGTCACTGGCGTTTGCAGTAACCGTTGCCCCTGACGTATCTTTTGCGGTTATAGTGTAAGTGCTTGCGGTGGGCACAGAGTCTATCTGATACTCCTGATTCAAGACAGCAGCCGTAATATTACCACCCAAAGAAACAGCACCAGATAGAGTAACAAAATCATTTTGTACAGCTTGATGATTAGAGTCTGTCACGGTAATGGTGGAAGAGCCATTAGTTGCAGCAAAAGTTATGCTGTTTGTTGATGTTTTTCTTATAGGAGTTACATCATAAAACTGCTGACCTTGTTCAATGTAATATTTTAAATGTGTTCCTACACCCAGAAAATCAGAACCATCAAGTGCAACCCAGTTATGCAACGCTCTAACTGTGCCTAAATATCTTTCTTCACTATATTTTTCCCAACCACCAATAACCTCTGGATATCCTTGTCGAAAACGCACCTTGTCACAATCAACCCAACCGCCCTCGTTAGAGTACGATGTGATGTCCCTGTTTATACCGGGCTTGAATTGCAGTTTTGTTAACGGCACAGTTTAGATCTCATCAGGCCAGTCGTTGATTTTAGCAATCGTTTTCACACTACCGTCTGAATTACGTTCATCCTCAAACAACTTCATAAACGCCGCTAAATCAGATGCGCCATTCAATGCTGTTTCTATCTCTCCACATTTAGTGCGAACAGCGTCTCTGTATGTTGTGACTGAACTCGGTATGGCTGTAGATTTTTCAGCTTTGCGAGTAACATACCAGTCATGCACAGCTAGTTTGTTATTTGCTGTGCGTTTTGTCTGTGCAACCCATGTGGTTTTTAGTCCGGGTGTTACAACTTGATCACCGTTAGGATCTTTTAAAGCATTACCATCTTCATCTACTTCGTTTACATCTGTCAGGCTTTTGGGAATCAAAGTGCCATCTGTCTGTCTGCCGTGATAAAACCTAGTATCAAATGGTGCTTCTGATGCTGGTGGGTCTTCCCATGTTAAACCATACTGTTTTTTTAAATCATCACTGTAACGCATCCAAGTTTTTGGGTGCTGAATATTTTCATGTACCCAACCACGACCTTCCTTGATAACTGTGTTTCCTAATTTCCACGGCATAATTATCTCCTATCGTGCGTTCGCAAATTTAAAGGGGGCTTCTGCCCATGCAAAAAAGATCACATGTCCTTGATTGTTGGCAAAATTCCTACGACATTTAAAACCATTTGATACAAAGTCTATATCATCATCAGTTTGCTCTGTTGCTGCTGAAGATGCAAAAGCTCGTAGATTATTGTTATCAACATTGTAACCCAATCGCTTACTGTCAAATAAAGACCAATCAACACCATTTGCATCAGCGCGTTTTAGCCAGACGTAAGCGGGACGGAAACCACAAAATACAAATGTACCATCAGCGGATGAATTTCCTTGAAACGAACCGAACTTTGAATAGCCCTCAACACTGTGAAAGCAGTAAGCTATATATGTATCTGTGCTTACATTGTAACTTGATCCGTTTTGATAAAACACACTGTCTGTTGGTGGGGTTCCTTGAAAGTAACCACTCGCTCCATTGTCAAATTTGTCATCAGTAAGATTCAAATTCAAAAATGATCTTCCGTCTGTGCCGCCATCAAATTTGTGATACACAAGCCAGTTTTCTGATCTAGTTCTTGCTTTGATAAGTATAGATTCAGGTGCGCTAGTTAAGCCGTGACCAATAGTACCGTTGGAACCTGTGCCAGTGTAGGACACTATACTAAACCCAGCGGCAGTATTAGCCGATACGCTTGACGTTATACTCCCATCTGAATTACTTGATGCGCTGCCACCAGCTTTCCAATTCCAACCAACGTAGGTTTCACCATTGTTGTTTACAAGAACACCATCAGATGTGCCATCTTCTAATGTATAACCATCTGAGTTTATAGTTCCTACAAATCCATATTGATCAGTAGGAACATCAGATTCTTTTGCGTTTTTGTTAGGCCGTAAAACTTTCGTCCCATCGTTAAATCCACGAACAATATCTTGAATCTGAGCACTTCTAGCTACACTTCTAGATTTTACCCACACCATATCAGCAGCAAAATTTACCCCTGTTATGGTTCTACCATCAGTACCATTGCCCGTCCACAACACGGTGTTAAAATTATCGTCAGCTTGAGTGCCTTGTCCGGGGCCGATAGTTATGTCGGGGAGATTAGATGTGCAGAGGGCTAAGAAACCATCTTCTATATAATTAAAATCTCCTATGCCATTCGCATCAGACACACCTTGAGAAGTAATTTCACCTGCAAAACTACCGTCCTGACCAAAATTTGCCATAAGACCTGTACCAGCATAATCGTGACATCCTATATACCAAGTGCTGCCTGTTGCTGTAAATGTGTATGTCGGATTAGAACCAGCAGATGGGTCGCCATTATTATTGCCGCTTGAGTCATACCAAATAGTCGTGGAGCCACTCACATCTCTACGTCCAAACCAAAGCTTTCCAGCGTCAACATCAAAGCATAGAAGCCCTATATCACCAGTATCAAAGTTTGTCTGATCAAATAACTGTACACCGCTGGAGCTTGTAGCATTAGTACCAGTGTATGCCCTTGCCCTAAAATCTAATCCATAGGTATCAAGGATGTTACCAAGATAAGAACCGGAATTTACGTAAGATAAACGCTCCTCACGAGCAATCCCAAAAAATCCTCTATTATCGCCAGAAATATACAAAAACTCTGCATACCACTTACCTGATGTAACAGCTATTGTTGCGTAAGTGCCATCATACCCACTGCCAGAACCACTAATTTTTAAGTTACCCTCTGATATAGTAGGACTTCCAATACTCTTGTCCAATACATTTAATACAGCAAAGTTGTTGGTCGGGCTATCTGGCACTTGATCTTCAGCAGCTAGATTGTTTGAGGTCCAATGATTACCTTGCCCACTGACATCCTTCCCTAAATCACTGCTATCCGCATAATCTAAAAAATATCCGTTAGTGCCAAACGTAAGACCAGCGGCTGAAATATCTTTAGGTATCCATATACCATCTTTAGTTTCTCCGAAATCACTAACACTGCCAATTGTACCATCAAGAAAAACTGTTTGGGCCAAATAGCCATGTATATACTGTCCAGCGTTGCTTCGCTTTCCGATTGTGTTGGTCTGACCGCTCTGACCTAGTTTAGTCAGTGCTGCACTCGCAGTACCTGTTGAATCTTGCACTCCGTTTATGTAGATGTACCAATTCCCAGCAGTAGAGTCCCAAGTAAACATGACATGCATCCAAGCGCTGACATCTCTTATTTGGGCTGTTCCTGTTTGAATATCCGCACCAGCTCGCAAAAATGCAAATTTTGCGTTGGAGTCAAACCCAAATCCGTCAATATTACTAGACCCTGCACCTACAATATGGTCATAGCTAGAGTAGCTATCATCGCAAGTTTTGATCCATGTTGAAAATGTCCGTTTAGATGTATTTGTGGCGGTTCCAAAATTAGTTTTACTTAAATAAGCATCGGTCCCATTAAGGCGCAAAGAATGGTCAACGGTGTGACTAAAGAACGAACCTAGCGCACCGCCAGCATCGCCTGAACCACCAAGACCTGAACCAACTCCGTGTAGTAAGCTCATACTGTATTACTCTTACCCATCTGCCGTTAATGCGCCTGATACAGAAACTAAAATACTTCCTGTGCCTGAAGCTGCTTTTACCATGTATGTTAGTAGATAAACCCCAGCAGTAGACAAAGCCGCTTGTGAACTTGCATTAATCGCTATTATTGTATTGAAACTCACAGCACTTGCGCTAGTTTTATCTAAGAAAATACATCCAGTTTGTCCTACCGCTTGATTACTAAATGTAAGCGTAACAGTGTGTCCTACACTTACTTCAAAGTTGTTATGATCGGCTAAGTTCATAGTGATTGTGCCACCATCAGAACCAGTAGCTTGATCAGCATCTTGGCTACCAACTGCTCTACCCGCTACTGTAATATCATTGTTAATGGCTAAAGAAACATCGTCCTCTACTGTCATTACAGCAGTACCATCCCGTTGTTGAAAGATAATATCTTTTGCATCCACAACGGGCTTAATCACAACATCACTTGATGAGTTGGTAATATTCAGTATCTCTGTCCCACCAGCCAAAAACTTAAAATCATTACCAGCAGCGTCAAGTTGAATGTCCCCGGCGGTATCTATAATTAGATCACCTGTATCATTGACGATGTAAGAGTTAGTGCCACCGTGATAAAGATTCAGATCTTCACCCGCACCCAGTGTCAAACGACCTACCGCGCTGTCTCCTGTTAAGTCATCCGCATCTGCATCTTGACCAATAGCAAGTTGACCGTGTGTTGCGTTTAGATTAGTCAAAGCATTCACAACTTTTGCACCACTGCCAGCACCGTCAAGATATACCATAATCACTTGACCATTAGGTATAGTTACAGTTGAGCCTGAACCTTGTTTAATAATAATATTGTACGGTCCACTAGAGCCGCTATCTGTTGTAGCGTTCTCAATGATGTGAACTCTACTTATATTGTCGGGACCGATGGTAATGGTACAGTCAGAATCTAAAGCACCAGTATATTTAATGTACATTGATCTAACTGGATCAGTTGATCCGTCAGCTACATCGCTTGCATGAGTATTAGCATTGGTTGCTATAGCATCAGTGCCAAACCCAAGTGCCTCGCCAATCAGTTCAAGATTAGTGTTGGTTGTAGTCCCCCAAGTGCCGGAACCATCGCCAGTACCCAGTTCATTAAGTCTAAGATTGTTTACATAGGTGCTTGCCATTTTCTCGTCCTTACGCTGCTATTTCTGTCCAACCTGGTCTTTGTGAAGGAACAATTGGTCTGTAAAGATTTTCTTCTCCAACTGACCCCGTTGCTGATACTCCTGTCACAGAGAACCCTAAAGATTGAATAGGTGCACTTGTTCCTGTGCCTGCTGATGCTGTTGCTGATACTCCCGTTACAGCAAAAGATATAATCCCTAAAGGTGTTACTGTTCCAACCGCTGATGTACCAGCATTGCCCGTTACAGCAAAAGTCGATCCAAGAGTGAAACTAACGCTGCCTACCGAACCTGTGGCCGAAACTCCTGTTACCGCAACAGTTTGTACGCCTTGCGCTACAACCGATCCTAAAGCAGTGGTTCCAGCAACCCCAGTTGGAGAAACAGGGATTGGTTGCCCCCAAGCGCCTTCACCCCAGCCGCCTCTTCCCCATCCTTGTAACGACATAGGCTACCTCATCAGGCTATTCGTATAATCGCATTACTCGCATCTGCTGTAGGAAACTGGATAGTAAAAGTCCCTGACGTAGATGTTTTGTTAGAGCTAAAATCTAACACAGCCACAGCTTTGTTGCTATTTGTGCTGTTGTAAATTAAAGCGCCCATCGCAGTGATTGTGGCTGTAGTAAAACTAAGATCAGCAAAATCTGTAAGAGCCGTTGTGCCAGAAGTAGTTGGAGCAACTTTGGTAAGTGTGCCACCACCTGTTGCGTATGTACCGCTAGAAGCAACCTCACCTGTAGTGGTGAATGCCGTGGTAGTGGCTCCCAAAGTAGCCGTAGTGCTAGACTTTCCACCACTGCTTTCCGCATACAAAGCAAGCTTGAAAGCATTACCGTTCGTTGCAAAATTGTGCGTACCCAACATCAATTCCTGTTTGAATGCGGTACACATTGCTTGTGCTATTGCCATTATAGTCTCCCTATAGCGTCAGCTAGTTGATGTTGACCCGCCTCACGGACCCTGGCGCAAATACTAGCACGTTCTTCTTTTCTCGCCAACTCTATATAATATTGTGCCAGGTTCCTGACTCTGTCTTGAAAAGCCTCGGCCTGCAATCGTATTGGCTCTGGTGCCCCATCTGATATATATATTAGTTTAGTGGCTAACATATCTGCAATTTGATCGTTGGATAGTCCACCGTTGTCAGATGATACAACGCTGACAGATCCTACAGATCCAACATTAAGGTCAAACATGGTCGTGTCTCCCAAAGATAATAGGCTCACTCTCAACAGGTTCAGGTGGATCGATACTGGATTGTTTGGTTATTAGAAGACTTCCATCCTTAACTGTCTGAACCAAGGGGTCCTCTAATCTATGATATCCATATAACTTTTCGTTATCAGGGACGTTGGTGTCTAAGAGTCCCGATCGGTGTGCAACCTCAATCTTGATACCTTTGGATATCGCCGTGGCACACCAAAACTCTACACAAGCTCTGCCTGACTCCGCCATATTTACATTTTTGTATGTGAAGTCTATGCCATACAGACAGATCTTTTGAGCCTTCTTCCATATCGCATAGGCCATGGCATACGCCACCGTATTGTTAAAGTAACAAACTCCCGTGTCCTTAACTACCTCTTCTAAAGGATATAGCTCAATCGCAGGAAAGTCTGCATGCTGAATACAAGAGTAAATTGGTGCTGTATTTTTAGCAAGAAACTCTCGTGCCACCCCTGTTTGTGACCCAGCATTTTCTGTGTGTATAAATCTAGTCACAGGATCCATCATAAATGTCCTGTCAACGTGTATAATAGCGCCTATACAATTTATTCCCCAGACCTCGTCAAACTCTTGTGACGCAACTCTAGCTGAAATGTAATCTGAATAGCTGCCCCCTAACCCCACTATTGCAATCTTCATGTTCTAGCCCTGTCTGGTAACCCCCTTCTATACGCATCTGTGTTTTCACGAGCCTCTGCGTAGTCTTTCAATCTAGATAACGCTTCCAAAAACCTTTCGCTATACAACTTCATGATGTCTGGCTCCCCCTTCATATATATGTAAGCCTCTATGAGACTGCCAAATAGTATAGCGTTTGGAGCATTCTCACTAATCCACGTTGTCGTAATGTCATCAGAGGTAGATACAACTATCCCTGTTGCACCACTCGTGCCGCCTGTAATTGTTTCACCCACCGTAAACGTGCCAGTGGGGATGGTAACAACAAACTGTGTTGCCGAAGTTATTGAGTTTATTGTTGTGCTTTCTCCACTCGTGCCACCTGTAATTGTTTCATTAGAAACAAACACACCTGTTACGTTGTTTACTGTGATGGTAAACTTACTGCTCGTAAGACTTGCTGGACGATAATAATAATGTAGCTCCGTCACATAATTGTCATTTGGAGTCGGAGCTAGTATGAAGTTTTGAAAGTCATATTTAGCATAATATAAGGGCACACCTGTAGTCGCTGAATTCGGTGTGTATTCCTGAAGGTAGTTAACATCTTTTTGCTGTAAAAACTGTTTAGAACTAGAAACCTCTATAGACATAGAAAACGTAGCTAAATAGTCAGACGGAACGGCCAAAAATTGATTGCCGGAAGTCATGGCTCCACTTACGTTTTTTCTAAAAAGCTCAAGATCTACGCTGGTAAATATACGCTCTTCAGCGCTTTCTACAAATCTGTCCAGGTTAGAGATAAAACTTGTTTCGTTATTATCTGTGTAATCCTGTATGGCGTTCTTGAGTTGTGTGTATGTATAGCTCATGGTGTGTTCGCCGTTCCGCCCATAGCACTATGATTTGTACAGTAGTAGTACAGTGTCGGTGCGCCAGTGGCTACTGTTATTTGAGTGTACGCCCCAGAGGAACCCGGTGTTCCATTAGTTAAAACTCCAGTGGTATATTCAGAACCTCCACCATGAGTGCCATTAGAAGTTGTAGAGAATCTTAAAGGATGACCTGAATTACTACTATCTGACTGATCAAATCTATAAGTGTTACCTTCACTTAAAACAACGGTAGCTTGCTGTGATCCATCAATCGCATACTTATTACCTGAATAAGTGCTGACAACAGTTACAGTAAATGTTTGAGTTATCGTGAGTCCGGTCCCCAGAACCGTAACCGTTCCTATAGAAGCTGTAGCATTCACACCTGTAGTTGTTGAAGTGGTAGGAGTTATAACCGTACCACCAAAAGTTACAGTGCCAACACTGCCTCTTGCCAGTGGAATTTCTTCAAAGACTAAAGTGTCTAAATTAAAAGTGGGTAACTTTACTGTTGTAGGAATCTTATCATTTCTGGGCCTTGGCTCAAACAAAGCCTCTGGATCTGCCCCTGTGCGAGTCTGCGTCAATTGTGGATGCTTTGGTTCATACTCGTCGGGGCCAACCTTCATACCGTTCCACTCGACAACCATCTCGGACAAACGATATCTGAACCCGGATCTGTCTGAAAACCCCCACGCTTTTTTACCAGAAGCGTATCTAGCCATTAGTTAACTCTTAGATATTGTATGCTTGGCTGTAGTTTCAAAGGCACTCGATCTTCGTCCTCGTCTGCTGCACGTTGGAACTCTTCTTCGTACACAACCTTTAACAACTGAACTCTATCTGGTGCTTTTTTCATAGCAAGGTAATACGCCAAACCAGCAACCATACACGGCAAAAATCTAAACGGTGCGTCTGTCGTATTGACCAAGGCATCTACATCCTGGATCCTGTTTACATAATAATAGACAAGACTGTCAGTAGAATCATCAGGTGTGGGCCACAAGTTTATCGTGGGAACAGTTGACCTGCTGTAATAATACTGGCTGGGTGTCCCTGTCGTGGTTTTGTTTGGTATGCTTAGATATTGACTTCTAGATATCCTGGATACATCTCTGTCCGTGCCGCTACTATCGCGAAGCACAACCTCAAGTATGTCAGTGTAAGCAGATGTAAAGGTATAAGTTGCCGTGCCAGCAGTTAGTGCTTGAGTCGCCTGTGTCACAGTCCAGAGATTCAATCCTCTGTTTGCCCAATCAGCAAACATAAGATTCAAAGACCTTCTGGCAGTCTTTGTGTCATAGCCAGTACGAACCTCAAGTCCACATCTTTCGTATGCTTCCTCGATGATTTCCGCTACATCGATGTCAAAATCTCTGGATCCTGATGTCGCCATTACTTAGCCCTAACTTTACCGCCACGCATCATCTTCTTCATGGCACCACCGCCACGCATCATCTTCTTGTTCATACCACCGCCACGCATACGCTTCATGGCTTTCTTGGCGGCACCACCGCCCATCATCTTCTTGGCGATAACTTTACCGCCACGCATACGCCTCATGACTTTTTTCTTAGCACCTGGCATCTTCTCGTCTCCTTCTGCGGGTTAAGATTAAGTTAAGGTAGTCTTCTTTACTGTAGTTTTCATAATACCCAGTCTTCTCGAGTATCTTACTAGCATCATCAAGTTCTGACAATCGTTGTATAAAAACCATAGTAAAGTCAGTCTGAAAGGATAAAAGCCATAAGTCTAGCTTGTTACAGGCAAACCATTCGTTGACAGCTATACAAGCACTTTCAACCTCTTCGTATGTTTGACTTGGCTCCTCTTCTAAACAAATAACAACGGAATGATCAGAACTAAATGACTTACACTCTGCCGCCACTTTACTCCATAAGTCTTGTCTGCCCTCACACTCAACAATTTTTAACCTGTCGTCCTTCAATGCTTTCTTTGCAAAGGGACAAGGAGCATACCCCACATCCGGGTCTACCACACTTAAATCACTATGAACCCACTCCTCTATGAGTTCACGCATACTAAGTTTTCCTGGTAAAATTTGGTTTTGGCATCTCTAATGCGCCACCCATCTCTTTGCGTGGACAAACAAACTTACCATCTTTGGCTTTAACAGTGCCGCCTTTTTTCTTGAAACCCATGCCTTTAACGACTTGAGGTGCTTCTTTTTTTAAAGCTCTTAGTCCTTCACCCTTTGGTCCTGCGGGAATGTCCTTCATTTCTTTTTTCTCCTTACTGCTTTTACACGCCTTGGCTTACCTGCTGGCTGACCTAATCTCTTCTTCTGAGCTATCCTACTACGCTTCTCAGCGGCTGTCATTTCGCTACCTGTTTTGGGAGTTTTAGAACTGATACGTTTAGAGGGGCGACAATATGGAGTACCCCGTTTTTCACCCTTGCGACGGCCACACGGTTTACCCGTTCTCTGGTCCGTCCACTTCTCCTTGAACCATCTTTTGAGCGCCAGCCCACTTTTTGTTTTCCTTACCGCCATTTACAAACCTATCGCCCTTGCTACAGAAATCATAAGAAAAACAAACAAACTCACCGCAACAGCTATGACCCCAAATATTATAGCAGCAGCTTTTATGTTTTCTTCCAGTTCCCTTTGTCTCTTTGCAGCCTCACGTCTCGCAGCAGCAGCAGCCTCTTTTGCCTCTTGTATGCGCTTCGCTCTCTCTGCCACTATGGATGCCCAGGTCCCGTGCCCAAACCTCATGTCCACCATCGAGGCTATCTCTTGCATCTGCTCCTTTGCCAGCTTCGCGTCTATGATCTCTTGCGCTACTGACTTTATACCAAACTGATCTCCTACTCCTACACCAGACTTTTTGTTCCGTCTCTGCTGTACCTGTTTCTCGCCCTCAAACAGGTTGTCTATGTGTCCGGCTATTTCTCCAACATCTTGCGCCGTGTTAATGACACTTTTGATACCATCAACAGCCGACTTGAATAGAGCTATGCCAGCCAAAGCTGTTGATACGGGTTCCATCTTTCCCTACGCGTACTTAGTTACTTTTCTTTTGTTATTCAGCACAGCACCACACCCTCTAGCAATATTAGGATTACTAGATGGCCGCTTTGCCTGAGTAACAGCAGCTCCTCCATTTTTCATGCTCAAGACTCCACCCGAAGCCTTCCCCTTCTTTTTCTTCTTCTTTTTGCCTCCGGTGCCATAGTTAGCGGCACCTACCTTTCGGCATTTTGCAATAGCACCCGAGGCATAGGCGCTTGGAAAAACTCTGTAACGAGCTTTTACCTTATGATAACAAGCGTCTTTAGGCATTCTGTCTACTCCTTCTAAGAGACTCTTTACCTTTTCTAAAAATATCTACCACCTGCGTCTTACCCATAACCTTCGCTCTTTGTTCGCCTACAGTCAAAATCTGAATCTTTCTGGCAAAAGGCTTTTTTATTTTCTTGACCTTTGCAACGGTAGCTCGAGCGTCAGCCGGAGTTGCAAACTTTATACTTACTGTATCTCTTGGATTCTCATCCGTATATAATCTTCTATCACTTCCCTTTGGCTTTTTTCCTGTTCCTACTTTTGGATCTCTTTTTCTTTTCGACATTTTTTATCTTGCCCTTGTTTTTGGTTGCATAAAAAACTTTTTGTCCTGTCTTTGATCCATACTGCTCTTTCATAGCAGCCATAATTTTTTTACCTTTTTTATTGAGGGGCATTACCTCTTCCCTTTTTTCTTCTTTGCAGCACAGTGTGCTCTTTCACTAAAACCTCTGGGTCGTTTACAATTTATTGAACGCTTTCGTTTTGAACTCCACTTTTTCTTTTGTGGCGGATTGGATATCTGTTTGCTCATTGAGCCTCGCGAGATTGCCATCGTATGTCCTTCCCGTAAACTCTTCCCACATGGGTCTAATCATAGCATGAAGCTCATCAATCTTCTCATTGTTAGCGTCAATCTTCAAAGCCATTATCGCTACATTTTTATCCACCTCAATTAAAGTGGACGATATCCAAGTCAGACCAGCAACGCATGCGCCAACAAACGCAACGAAGACTGTTCCTGCCACAAACTGAGCATTTAACATTTCCATCTCCGTCTTGCTTGTCTAAGTCTGCTATTAGGATTCTTAGCAGCTTTTGGAAACTTTTTCATTTGTCCGGCGCTTCTAGCGCAGAAAGACTTACGTCTTTTCGCGGCTTTACTACCAGGCTTAACTTTACCAGTGACTGCTGTTTTTAACTTAGATCCCGGATTAGCTCTACGATAAGCCTTAACACCAGCCTCAGTCATTCCCGCCCCAGCTTTAGTGGGACGGAAATTCTTTTTGTTGCGCGGGGGCATCTTTGCGCGTTTACGAGCCATTATTAGTAACTCTTTCCAACCTGCATAATAATGGTGTCCGTGTCAGCAGAAGAATGTCCCACAGTTGTGAACATAATGTCTCCTGTTACACCAGAACTTGCAGGATTGGTTAGCCCTCCAAAAGGTGTGTAATCATGGAATCCACTTTGATTCTCTCCAAGCTCAATACAGAAATCATCTGTGCTGGCATCAAATAGAATCTTTACTTTCATCCCGTTACACTGCCACCAAATCTTCTCGATCGTGGCTCTTGTACATGTGCTGCCGTCTATGTTCGCAGACAACGCAGACACGTCAACCTTCTTAACAGCACTCTCACCGCTACCATCTGAGACGTTGGTAAACTTTAAGACTGCTGTTTTTGGGTTATCAACAAGTGTTTGTGATGTTACAGCGTCTGCCATTACAGCCTCCTTAGAATACTGAGTATTCTAGTTCAACAGTAAAACGTCCTGCTGTTGCATCCGCGTTCAGAGTCGTAGTTGCCGCTGCGTACAGATGTGTGCTTGCGATTGGCGCTGTCACATTCGGGACAAAGATATGGTAGTTTCCAGCCGTATCATTGAAGTTGATGTCGATTTCAGTAATAGACTGAGTCGCGCTCAACTGCTCATTGAATGATGTGACGCCAGCACCAACGATCTCTGTTCCCGAAGAAACAGCCGCGTTTGTCGCGGTCCCGCTTGTAGCACTAAGTTGAAGGCTACCCGCAAGGGTCTGACCCGCCGCTGTTGTGATCCCTATCAAAGCCCTGTGGATAAAGAACTTTGTGGGAGTTACAAGACCGTCTGGTGCATCTGTATTGAGTGTTCCGAGTTCTACGAGAACATCACCGTCAGCATATGCGGTGCTAGTGTCTGTGCCTGCTAGTGTTCCCGCAAATGATTGAATCTTGCGTTTC